TTTTACCATTGAATTAAAATCAATATCATCAAAACTAGGTTTATAAGCAGTTAAACTATAATTAATCTTAACTAACTCTCTTAAATCATCTATTCTTTTTTGAGATTGCTCAAAACCTTTTTGTTTAGCATTAGAATTAGCACCATATCTTTGTTTAACAAACTTTTCAATATTTTTATTGAAAGCTATGTCTTTTTCTTGAGGAGTCAGAATATCATATAAAGCAGAATTTACTTTATTTAATTCTTGGTCCAACAATATATGCCACTCTTTTATATTACTCATAGTTTTATAAAAAGAATAGGTTTGACCCTATTCTTTTATTTTTTTTGATTTTATTTCTTCTTTAGCTTCTCTTTTTAATTCTTTACCAAACTGTTTAAGTTTAGCTTTTAATATTACTACTTTTTCAGATTCATTAGGATTTTTAAAGAAAGCTATTACAGCATTTATATCTCCTAAATTTTCTGTACCATTAATATAGTCGTTTCCTACTCTTTGAAAAATACCTGCTTCAACCATAGAAGCTACTTCAGCTCTATATTCTAAAGTATCATCTGATGTTAAAGTAATAAAGAAATCTGGATCTTTTTTAACAATTTCTTCTAAAGCTACTTCTTTTTCAGCTTTTTTCATTGAAGCTATTTTATCAATAGAACCAATAGAAGTATGCTTAACAGATAATGCTCTAAGTATCCAATCTATCTTAACTTCATTTTCAATTAGTTTACCTAACTCAATATAAGCTTTAGTAGACTTACCAATTTTCTTAGATTTAGCTTGAAGTTCAGCTTCAGCATTTTCTATGTAAAATAGTTTCTTTTCATCAGCTTCAGCTGCTTGAGGATCTTTAGCTACATACGGATGACCCATAATGAATCTATATTTAATAAATTCTTCTACATTATTAGGTTCTCCATCTTCTCCTATTGTTTCATCTAAACTAACTCCTTCATAAGGAACATTAATGGACATAGTGTCAAAGTACTTATTAACCTCTTTTAAAAAAGCTATATCTTTACTATCAATAGCTAAAATTAAAGGCATCCATTTTTTCTTTTCTTCCAATGATAGTCCACAACCTGATTGACCTGTTTTAGTCATGTATGAACCAATAATTGCTACAGACTCCGAAGCTAATTGTTTAGCAAAACCGTGTCTTTTGTACTCTTTTCGTTGAATCTTAATCATCTTTTTTTCTTTTTTTTCTAAGTTTGTTGAGGGCAGGGAATCGAACCCCAGCTAAAACACTCCATCGTATTTTGTGCTGCCATTAACACTACAACTCAATATAAAACTAGGAGTATTTCTACTCCTAGTTTAATTTTATACTACAATCCAGCTACACAACGTAGGTCGATAGAAGTATTGAAACGTCTAAGAACTACTTGACCTGCTTTCATAAAGTGAATTGAACTTGCATCTTTATCAGTTGCAATTGAATCATTACCAGTTAAATTAGATGATACTTCATTCATACCTTTAACAACTGCTCTTACCATTGAACGGCCTTTTTTAGTTACCATTACAAGGTTGTTTTCACCGTTATAAGTAGATGTATCAACAAATACTAATCTATGTGATTCTAATGGTAAACCAGTTTTAGGATGTCTAGGTGACGCTAAAGCTTGAGGTCCATTATCAAAAATAGATGCAGTTTTAATTATAATTTTGTAACCATCAACGTGCTGATACATATCAAAGTATCCACCTAAAGCTAATGAATAACCAGAACCAGTAACAAATTGAGCATCAGTTAATTTAATGTAACTTCTAGCTGCTAAATCTGCTTTCATAGCATCATCAAATTCTTGACGACCACCAATACCAGTAAAGATTGTTACAACTTTATTACTTGCATCAGACATACCGTAGAAAGTACTACGAATTGTTTGATGAATTTTATCTACTGTCAAAGTACCAAAAGTATCTTTGTTCATTATTTGCTCAAGAATACCTGAACCACGAACAATAGGATTACCATTAACATCTCTTTCATTAACAATACCTGAAGCATCACGATTTGAAGTTGAATACCAATAGTTAGTTTCACATTCTTGACGGAATGACAAGTTGTGTTGGTATTCTTCAAACGGCCACCATAAAGATTTTTCTCCACCACCAGAAGTAGGAAGTTTTACAGTTACAGTAGAACGATATTTTACATTACCTTCCCATTTGTAAGATTTACGAAGAGTAGTAATATCACCTCTCACTTTATAAGGAGCAGTAGAAACTGACTCATTACCAGTTGAACCAAATGATGCTACAGCTGCCCAACCTAATGAGAACAAGTTACCAGCAGTTAATTCAGAAGAAGGTAAAAACTGTGAACTGTTTTTAGCTACTAATTTTACAGGAAAGCTCCACAAACCATTTGTTTGGTAAGGTTCACCTACTACTGTTAATTGATAACCATTAGGAGTTAAGATTGTGTAATCTTTAGGAAATAATTTTTCTTGAAATTTAATAGTAAAAGTAGAATAACCAATACCAGAATTTGCAGTTGATACAGTTTCTGCTAAAGGAATAGCTTTGAATAGACGTCCAATTACGTCATATTCATACTCATCACCTTCTATTTCTTTCATTGCTTTCATACCTTCAGAAAGGTACATGAGAGGAAATCTTTGACTTTCATCTCCCATAAGATATGTTAATACTGGAGATAATTGGTCAGGTTTCAACATCAACATCTTTGCTAAAGACGTATCGTTGGTTTTCATTTGTTCGTTCCATTGTTGGTCGAATACTAATTGAGCCATGTTTATTTATATTTGTTTTTAAAAGTTTTATTTTTTAGTGGGTCTTGCATCAAATACTATATCATCATTAGTATTTATGCTATCATTCCCCATTCCACTTTTCATCGTTGTTTTACCTCCTGTCAACTTACTTCTTAGAGTTGATACTCTTTGAGTAGTTGCAGCTTGATTAATATACTTACCTAATTTACCTTTATTTTTCATAAAGAAAGCTAGAGCAGCTCTATCTTCAAGTGTTAAATCGTTTTGATCAATTTGCCATTGACTCATTCCGTTTTTAACAGGTTTTTTCATATAATCTAAAGTAGATTGAATTTCAGATACAGGTATCTCAAAATCTTGTACTTTACGATTTTTAACTATTTGCTCCATTTCTCCCCATATTTTAGCTTGACGTTGTCTAGATTGTTCAGCTTCCCTACGTTGATTTTCTATTAGAGCACCTTTTTCTTTTTCTTGAGCTTTAGCTAATAATATTGAAGCTTCTTCTGCTTCTTCTTTTAATATACCAGCTATTTCAAATTTATCAAGTTTCTTTGTTATCTGTTCATCTGAATACCCATTATTTCTATAAAGAGTTTTTAAAACAGATTTTTGTACTGATTCATTATCAATATCTATTGATTTGTAATCTATTTCAGGTGTTATAGCTTTGTAATAATCTTCTACATTACCACCTAACATTACATAATCAAAAATTTCTCCTAAATCAGGATGTTCTTCAAAGAAGTTATTTAACTGTTGATCGGCAAATTCTTTACCAGCTCTTTCAGTAAAAGCTATTAAACCTTCTTCAGAATCTTCAAATTCATCATCTTCTCCTAATTCAATACCTAATTTACTAGCTATTGTTTTAATTAAAGACTCTTCTGAATTTTCTTCAGGTTCTTCTTCTTCAGTTTTAAAATCTTCTTTAACAGATTCTTTAACTTTTTCAGGTTCTTCTGCTTTTGTTTCTTCTTTTTGTTTAGCAGGTCTTCCTCTTTTTTTAGTTTCAGTTTCAACTGATTCATCATCTGTTTTAACATCATCACCTAATTGTTCTTGTTCAATAGGAACAATATTAGGTACATCATTTAAAACATCATCAAGTCCTTCTACCATTGAGTCAGGAGCTGATATTCCTTTACTTTCATCTTTCATTTTCTATTCAAAATTAATATTTATTAAATTTATTTCTATACTATTAAACTACTTTTTAATTGAGTAATTATTTATATCACTTTGTAGCTGTTTTAGGTTTTGATTTAGCAATAGCTAATTTGTTAGCCATTTCTTTTTCTTTAATTTTAACTTCTTCTTGTTTCATTCTTGATTCATGAGCCATTCGTTTGTCATCATTAAATTGATTAGCATCTATTTCTCTATTTTTAATTTGAAGTTCTTTTTCTTTAAGACCTGCATCAATCATAGCTTTTTGAATAGCTGCATTATCATCTCCTTCATCCATACCTAAAGCAGTAAGTTCTGTTTTTCTCATATCCCATTCACCTTTTCTATCAATTTGCTCAAGAACATATTGTTGATTTCTATCTGCCATTTCACTCTGCATTTGAACTACTTGCTGCTCATGTTCTTGTTGAGCTTTTTCTTTCATTTGAGAATATTCTTGCATTTTAGTTTCAGCTGCTCTTAGCTTCATCTTAATATCGGCAAGATTATCAGATTCAAGTATCTCAACAATAGTTGAACCTGGTGTTCCGTTTTGAGCTAAAGGTTGAGCTATAGACTGAACCATTTTAATTTTTTCTTGTAATTTACTAGATTTAGTTACAAATATTCCATATTCTGATTCAGAATGTTCTATACCATCTATATCCATATAAATAGTTTTAGATGTTTCTGGCATTACAAAGCTAGTTTTCTTACCATTAATCCAAGCTAATTTAGACCAATCAAGTAATCCTTGATATTCTCTTTCTTTAAACTGATCAAAGTAAGCAAAGTAAACTTCAGTAATTAAAGAAGATTGAACTACAGCTCTTTCTACTCCACCTACTGTTTCAGAAGAAGTTATTTGACCTTCTCTTTGTTTAGTAATACCACATACTTCATCCCATTCTTGTTTAATAAATCTAAGTAATTCTATATAAGCTTGGATAGTTGAAGATGCTATTTGTAATCTAGATTGAGTATTATTATTTCTATTAACTCCTTCTTTAGCATAATCAGCAAACATAATAGAAGTTTGATCAGCCATTAATAACCACTTATCAATTTCCCAATTTTTAGGTTTTAGATTAATATCTAAAATAACCATATCATCTTTCATTTTAGCCATAGCCAGTTTTAACCTGTGCATAGTAGCATTATAAAGTACTTGATATGGAATACCTAAAGTAACCATAGATATATTTCTTGAATTTCTATTAGAAAATACCCTACCATTATAAGATAGTTTACATTTAGAAGGATTATCTATAGAATTTCTTTGGTTTTGTAAAGCTCTAATTCTTTTATATAAAGTAGTACCTATTCTATAACCTTCCCATACTTCATTTACCCAATACCATTTAAGAGTTTGCCCTTCTGTTTTTGTATAATCTTCAGTAACTTCTAAAGATTGAGGTTGCCCCATTTCATCTACAAAATCTACAATACCAAT